GTCTAGTAGAACAGATGACAAAAGACTTTGCAGACTATTCGTCAGAGGATGAAACCTTTGATGCACAAAGCGAGATGCATAAAATCTATAGCGGCAAAGAAAAGCATGACTTTAGTTCACGTATAGTAATTACTACTTGGCAGAGTGCAGTCACATGTGAAAAGTCTTGGTTTAGACGCTATGGTATGGTCATCGGTGATGAAGCACATCTCTTTAAAGCAAAAAGTTTGAATACTATCATGGCAGCATGCGTCAACGCAAGCTATCGTATAGGCACAACTGGCACACTTGATGGCAGCCTTTGCAACGAGCGTGTTTTGGTTGGAAACTTTGGTCCAGTTCATAAGGTTATAAGCACAAAAGAACTTATCGATAACGACACACTTGCAGACTTAAAGGTAAAGTGTATCGTATTGAAACATAATGATGAACTTAAAAAGAGCGTGTCTAAGATGGACTATAAGAGCGAGATTGATGTGATTGCTGGGTTGTCATCACGAAATAACTTTATCGCTAAACTCGCACTAGACCAGACTGGAAATACACTTGTACTCTTTAACCTGGTTGAGAAGCATGGCAAGCCGTTGCATGCACTTATAAATAGTTTTAGTTCAGATGATAGAAAAATATTCTATGTAAGTGGCGAAGTAAACGCATCTGATCGAGAAGAGATAAGAGAAATAACTGAAAAAGAAACGAATGCAATTATCGTGGCGAGCGTTGGTACATTTAGTACAGGCATTAACATCAAAAACCTGCACCAAATTATATTCGCTTCGCCAACAAAAAGCCAAATCCGCGTATTACAGAGCATTGGTAGAGGACTACGAAAGTCTGACAACGGAAGTCGAACGACAGTCTATGACATATCAGACGACTTCTCATGGAAAAAGAAAAAGAACTATACGTTGCAGCACGCAATCGAGAGAGTAAAAATCTATGCTAAAGAGCAGTTTGACTATAAACTCTATGAAATACAATTGCCATGATTGAAAAACTTTTTAACAGCCTAAAGGATATAGACATACGAATCTATACGCTAACAAGTGGTAAGACACTTATAGGAGAATGTGCAGAAGCATACGAAGATGGCGTAGAGTTGCATTGCGCTCTAGAAATTAAAAAGCTGCTCGTAAAGTCTGGAGTCTATAGTGAAGTAATGATGCCTTTGGTAGCAGGCAATGACAGCGAGCCTTGTATAGTCTATGATAAATCTATAGAGACAGAAAGCTTTGCATGCGATGATGTTAAACGTAAGTATGCAGAGGCTCTTGTATACAACAGACTTTGTCAGATGATGGATGATCGATCTTTAGAGCAAGATCTGAAAGAAGAGTATGCTAAAGAAAATCTTGAAAAATCATTTCCTGAACTTGATAAACAGAAACAACCGTTGTCACAAGAAGAATTGTTGAATATCTTTTTAGAAAGATGGAAACAGTAGCAGTCGCTTTGTTGAATACAATTTATTATACCGTTCTTTGAATAGTATGTAAATAATAAAATTCACAACAGATAAAAAAATATATTTACATTTTTATAATTTAGTGTATAATGAAGGCCATGAAGAATGAAAAGACTAAACGAAAATCACGTGGTGATGACTATGTGAATAACAAAGAATTTTCTGCAGCCGTCGTCGAGTATGTTCAAGCAGTAATGGATGATCGTCAAGCTGGCAAAGAAGCTCGACAAATTCCTAACTATATCGGCGAATGCTTTATGAAGATAGCTAACGGTTTGTCGCGTAGTCCAAACTTTATGAATTACAGCTATCGTGAAGACATGGTTATGGACGCTGTAGAAAATTGTGTAAAGGCGATTACAAACTACGACATTACTAAGCCTACTCGTACTGGCAACCCAAATGCATTTTCTTATTTTACACAAATTTCATGGTATGCATTTTTGCGTCGTATCGCTAAGGAAAAGAAGCAGGCTGATATCAAGCAGCTTTTAATCGAAAAAGGTGGCATTGGTAATTTTGCTGAATTTGATGACGATGACATGAGCGGCGAGTCTATGATGGAAAAGGTTCGTCAGAAAAACGATAGTTTTCATCATGACGCAGATAAAGCAGCAGAGCCTAAAAAGGCTAAAGCTAAAAAACCACGTGCAGAGAAAAAGGCATTAGAGCTTGATGACTGCGGTCCTCTCTACGATTTTCTAGACTAATACCATATTATGCGTATAGCAATACTTACTGACACCCATACGGGTGTTAAAAATGGCAGTGATATATTTTTAGACTATACTGAAAAGTTTTATTCTGAAATATTCTTTCCTTATTGCCTTGAACATGGCATAAAGCAGATATTGCATCTCGGCGATTATTTTGATCATCGTAAATATCTAAACTATAAAGTGTTGCGTCGCAATCGTGAGATGTTTCTTGAAAAACTTGTCGAACATGGCATGACGATGGATATTATTCCAGGCAATCATGACACATACTTTAGAAACACAAACGACCTGTGTAGCTTAACTGAACTGCTTGTCTATCATAAACAGTGTGTTAACGTCTATATGCAACCCACAGTAAAAGACTATGATGGCTGCTCAATCGCGTTGTTGCCATGGATTGCATCTGATAACTATAGCGAGAGTGTAGAGTTTATTCGTAATGCACAAGCATCAATCGTCGGAGCACACCTTGAATTGCAAGGTTTCGAAATGATGAAGGGCGCACCTGCTGTCAGTCACGGTATGTCAGCAGAATTATTTTCTCGCTATGAGATGGTCTTGTCTGGTCACTATCATACAAAGAGCAGTCGCGACAACATTCACTATCTCGGTGTGCCATACGAGATTACTTGGGCAGACTATGCAGACCCAAAATATTTTCATGTACTTGACACATCAACACGTGAGCTGAGCGCAATACGCAACCCACTTACACTCTTTAATCGTATCGTCTATGATGACAGCGTGCATGACTATTCAACGCCAGACGTATCGCATCTTCGCAACACATACGTTCGAGTTGTAGTAGCGAATAAAAAAGATCCTTATGTCTTTGACAAATATATTGATGCGATCAATGCTATTGAACCGTTTGACTTAAAGATCGTTGAGAGCTTTACTGAATATGCAGCAGATGCCGTCGATGACGAAGCGATTGAAGTATCAGACACTCCTTCACTGTTAAATACCTACGTTGACGCCATCGAAACAGATCTAGACAAAAATAGAATCAAATCAAAACTACATGAACTCTATACTGAAGCTCAACTACTTGACGGAATATGATTACCTTTACACGATTGACATACGCTAACTTTTTGAGTGTTGGCAACTCTGAGATTTCTATCGATTTAAATTCGACTCGCTCTACGCTTGTTGTTGGTCATAATGGAGCAGGCAAGTCACTTATGCTTGATGCACTAAGCTTTGCACTCTTTGGCAAGCCGCATCGCAATATCAACAAGCCACAACTGGTCAATAGCATCAACGGGAAAAATTGTTTGGTCACCGTTGAGTTTAAGATTGGTCCAGTTGAGTATAAGATTATTCGTGGTCTCAAACCAAATATATTTGAGATATGGCAAAATAATATACTCGTCAATCAAGAGTCTCATTCGCGTGACTATCAAAAATTACTCGAGACGAACATCTTAAAACTTAATCACAAGAGCTTTCACCAGGTTGTAGTGTTGGGCAGCAGCAACTTTATTCCATTTATGCAGCTGCCTGCCCATGCGCGTCGCGAGGTTATTGAAGACCTTCTTGACATTGGCATCTTTAGCAAGATGAATGCTGTGCTAAAAGAATCTTCGTCTAAGTTGCGTGATGCGTTAAAGGACACTGACTATCAACTAAACTCGATCACAGAACGCATTAGACTGCAAGACAAGCATATTGACAGTCTGCATGCAATCAGCGAAAAGAATGTTGTTAAATACGAAGAAGAAATCTCGGACTTGCGTGCACAAATCGATCAGATGCTTGCTGAGAATGCAGAGTATAGCCGTGAGTATAACGAATCATTTGGTAAGACGCAATCAAAGGTACAGCGTCAAGAAAAGACAAAGACTACTTTGCTGTCCTATGAGCGTCAGATAAAAGACAACATCAAACGAGTAGTTGGTGACTCTAAATTTTATGAAGAGAACACAAGTTGTCCTACATGCAATCAAATGATTGACGAAGACACGCGCTCTAAAAAATTACATGACTGCAAAGAGCAAGCAAAAACTCTTGACTCTGGCTATAGTCAACTAAAGACCACACTTCAAGAAGCAAGCGATGAGTTGTCGTCTACGCTGGCTGAAATGCAACGACTGCAACAGCTCAACAATAAAATTTCTACAAATCAGAGTTGCATTCATAACTATGAAAAGCGTATAAGCGACTTGCAGACTCTCATGAACAAGAGCAAAGAGAGTGTTGATCTAGAAGGAGCACACGCTATACTTGAATCACTGCATCGTGATAAAGACTCGCTTAATGAATGCAAAGCTACACAACTTGATGAGCGTACCTACAATGAAGTCATAAGCGAATTGCTCAAAGACACTGGAATAAAAACCAAAGTCATTCGTCAGTATCTGC